ACAGCAGAATTAGCAGCAGCTCTTGTTATCATTTCTTCCATATCTTTCTTACTTACTTGTCCATTTTCACCATTCATTTTCATAGTTCCATCGCCTTTTTTACTCGCTGTCTGGATGCCAAATCCAGCCAAAACGCCTGTGAACACTGAAGCTATGAAAGTTGGATCTATTTTCTGAGAGGGTATTCCTGGTATAGAAACGTAATTTAATGTCAATATTCCACCACTCCAAATCAACACCCCAAGGCGTACAAATGTACTAATGATTTCAGCTTGTTCTTCTTGGTCTGGAAGTATTGCATCTTTCATTTTTTCAAGTACATTTTTCTTCTTCTCATCCTTTTTTTCTTCTAGGATTTCACCATCTTTCTTATCTACCATTTGTAATAATTAACTGCTACTGATTAGTATAAGATTATGACACTTAATAGAAATCAAAATATAACTGTGAACATGTGCTATGAGTTACATGGACATAGAGAATGCCTCACCTTAAATAAGAATGAGGCAATGAATTTACGTCATCATATAGAAGACGAACAAGGTGCAGTTTGGTGGTTTACTGCTACTTAGAAGTTTTAGCTCCAGGGAATAATCCGTTCTTAATAAATACAACTGCTTTATCATCCACAGTATTATCTGTTGAATCTGCAAGTTTAGTAAGTAAATCAATAATTAATTGTTTAACTTGAGGAGTATTGACAAATTTAAAAAGCAAAGGACGAATCAGGGAAATCATTTTAATGTTTGAAACTAACTGTATTTTACTCAGCCCTATAAAAAAAGAAAGATTTATATTTATCATTTATTTCCCATTCAGGGCTTTCATTTTTTATAAACCATTTTTTCCATATCTTATATTGTTTTTCTGGTACACAGGATTCGCATCTTAAAGAAATAGAATCTCCAATTGGTATTTGTTTCATCCAATCTCTAACCTGACGTATTGCTATTGCTTGTGTCTTAAATCCAGCTCTACCTGTCAAAGATGCTTTCAATTTTCTTGCCCGTTTGTTTTTTTTCAGTGTCGTCCAATCGTTTAGTTGCCTGTGACTTTTGCTGATTGCCATACTCGCAAGCCATACGTACCCGTACTCTGTACGCAGCCATGGGAAGAGTCTCATCTTCAAAATATGTTCTCCAATACGAGTCGTCTGAACTTTCCTCGCTCTGGTTGTTCTCAGTGTCATTATTAACAGTCATACATTTTACATTGTTGCAAGAAAGGAATCTTTTCACATTCCTCTTTAAATCTAGCTGGTAAATCTAACTGGTTCTGCTTAGATTTCCATTTAAAATACTGTTCATCTAAGATCTCGGTATATAAATTTGAATCCATGAATTGTTCATCCTTTAATTGTTGTTTTCTTTCTTCAAGTGCAATAACACTAGCCATTGCTATCTCATCGTAAACAGTATCATCAAAACCTAAATAGGGTTTATTTGGTACTCGATTAATAGTCATAAGAAGTCTTATGGTTTTGTAGTAAGAGGAATTAAAGCATCAGGGAATTTTTCATAAGATTGACGTTCACGACTCCATGCTGTTTGCCATTCTGTAAGAGAATGTTCATGATCCTCTGCTCCAGTATAGTTAGGAGTAGTGTCACAAATAATATTATCTTGAGTTGCGGTAGTTTCTAATAACAAACGATCATAATCTTCAGTAAGTAAAACAGGAAATGGATCAGCCATTTCTACTACTACACCTACTGCATAATCAAATGGTGT